GTAGTAATTATCTGAACGCACCTGATTTAGTTGTTGTTGACACCGATGCAGGAACTACTTTTCCTGACAGTGCTTTGAATGCAATTTTAACAGGATCATCGATAGGTGAAGTTGAAATAGATCAGTCTCCCACAGGTATAACTGTAGGAAATGTTGCACTTATCGCAACAAACAATACAAATGGAGTTAGTATACAAAGTGTTGATTCTATAGCAGGAACATCTAATTTTAATATTTTTATAACTACTCCAGCGTTAGGATATAATCCAAAACCTTTTGCTATAGGTGACTCTGTTTTCATAGAGGGACTACAGAAAGTAGGAACCGCTGGATCTGGATTTAATTCATCTGATTACGGATATAAACTTTTGCGAGTATCAAATTATGATGATAGTGGTACCTTAGATAAGGTGACGATAGATGTATCACAATACACTACAAATACTGGAGTTGCAGTTACATCTGTATCTTCTTTTGGAAGTATTATTAATTCAAATATATACCCTTCATTTAGATTAAATTTAGTAGAAGAGGGTTTCACCATTGGTGAAAAAATTAGCATTGATGATATTGAAAGAGATTTAACTGTTGTTGATACAGGAGAAAATTTCGTAAAATTAATAGGATTATATGAGTTTAAAAAAGGTGATCTTATTACTGGAGTCATTTCAAGAAATCAAGCAAAAGTTGAGAATATATTTAAAAATGAAGGGCAGTTTAGTGTAAATTATTCTTTAATTAAAGATTTAGGATGGGAAACAAATACTGGAAAATTAAATGATGACATTCAAGTTATACCAAATAATGATTATTATCAAAACCTTTCATACACCATACAAAGTCCAATAACATGGAATGATTTAAAGAGTCCCGTAAATAATTTAGTTCATACTGCAGGATTCAAAAATTTCTCAGACACAGGAATTACATCAGCATCAAGTGCATTTCCAATTGGAGGACAGGCGAATATTTCTATATTTTTAGATATATTACCATCATTTATTGAAAAGGTAAGAGTTGATACTTTATATAATTTTGATAATGCAAGAGATATTTTTGTTGGCACTGGTGCCACTGACTTAGATATAAATCGTTCAACTTCAAAATTTATTCAATTGCAAAATGTAAGTTTAACTGATTTTATTCAAGCAAAAACAAATAATGTATTAAACATAGATGATATTAGTTCTAGATACTCTAATTTAGAAAGTGATCCTAATTTATTTTTAGATTTATTACAAATTCAACCTGTTGATGGTTTAAATAGAATTCTATTACAAATTAAAGACCTAAGAAATACTCAAAAGCAAATAGTAGAATTAATACTTTTAAACAATGACACAGGTTCATATCTTTTAGAGAAAAATAAATTAGATACTGAAAACACAGACTTTACAAAATTTGAACTAGTAAATGAGTCTGGAAAAGATTTCTTAAGATTTACTCCAATAGATTTATTTAAGTTTGATGTTGACTATGATATAAAGACAATCGAGTCTAAATTCAATTCTACGGTTACTGGCACCGGATCAAGCACGTTTGGATTTGCAAGCATAACTGGATCAGTCGTTGGTGTTGGAAGTACAACTGATGCCTCAGGAATTACTTCATCAATTGTATCCATATCAACAGTAACTGATAAGATTAATAGTTTCTACATAAATTCACAAGTCACTGATCTTGTGACAGATGAGATGAATTATGTTGAAACATTACTTGGTTATGATGGAAGAGATACGTTTATGTCTCAAGCGTTCTTTGATACTAATCGAGGAATTCAAAGTTCGAACTTCATTGGTTCATTTGGTGCTTCAATTTCAGGTGATATTTTATCTTTTGAGATTACTAATAAAGAACCAAACCCAATACGAGTCAAATCAAGCATTGTTGGATTTGGATCTACACCAGCAGGAATAGGAACATATAGATTCACAGCACCTGGTCAAGAAGATGGTAGTGAAAGAACACAATTTGTTGAAAGTAAATTTGATGAACAATCAGGAACTAGTACGATTGCAACTCTTAATAAAAATTTATTCTCAGGTTTAAAAGCAACAGTTCACGTTGGAACTGCCACATCTGAAGCGTTGCATCAAGTATATGTAATTCATAAAGATTCTGAGATATTTACAAATCAAAGTGAATTTTTATCCATAGGTAGCACTATTGGTATTGGAACATTTAATGCCAGATTTGTGAGCGATGATTTTGTTTTAGAATTTATTCCTGATAATACATCAGGTATTACGACTGTTAGATCTTTAAATGAAGTATTCTACACTGATAGTGATGAGAAATCACGATTCGGATCAGTCAATAATCCAGTACCTAAAGTATTTGGAAAGTTAACTCAAACATCAAATATTAAATTTTATAATTCGTTAAATGGTGATAGAATTAATAGAAGAAATTTTGAATTGACAAGTAATAATACTCCTATTTTTGCAAAAACGTTTGATCCATCAAACACATCAATTGTTGATTTAGGGACTGGTAAGTTCTCAATAGATGATCATTTCTTCAGAACACAAGAAGAATTAATTTACACCCCACAAGCATCCTTTATAGGTATTGGATCAACACCAATGTTATACAAATCCGCTGCTGGAGATGTTCATGAACTACCACAAACAGTGTTTGCCATAAGAGAAAGTGATGATGTATTTTCAATATCTACAACTAGAACTGGAACTGCTGTTACATTTATGCATGTCGGCGAAGGAAATGAACATCAATTCGAGATGGCAAAAGGTCTCACAAAGGCGGTTATAACAATTGATGGTTTAGTTCAACATCCAATCGCAAACACAAATTTAGTATATCAAGTATCTGGTAATGGAGGATCAATTGGAACTGCCTCTACTATATTCAGTTTAAGTGGAATATCAGATATTAATATAGAAAATATCTTAAAAATAAATGATGAATTTATTAGAATAACAAATGTTGGTCTTGGTACTACTAACGTAGGTCCAGTGAGTGGAACGGGAACCATACCATTAATTCAAGGTCAAAGAGGATATGTAGGAAGTTCTGCTACAAATCATAGTGATTTAACTAACGCAAAGTTATTTAAAGGATCATACAATATTGTTGGTAAAGAAATACACTTTACTGAAGCACCTAGAGGTAATAGTTCGATAGATCTTGACTCATCTAATTTACCTCCTGCAAGGTCAGATTTTGAAGGAAGAGTATATTTAAGAAATAATTATGATACCAATATTTTATATGATAATATTTCAAATCAATTTACAGGAATTGGGCAGACATTCAGTTTAACCACAGGTGGTATTGCCACATCTGGTATAGGATCAACAGGTGGAAATGGTATTCTATTTGTTAATAATATATTCCAAAGACCTACCACCACTAATAATTCAAGTGGAAATTTTGCCATTAGTGATACTGGAACTGCTACCACTGTAAGATTCTCAGGTATCACAACAATTGCGGATGGAGGCATTCTAATTGATGAAACAGATGTTAATCAAAATGATTTACCTAGAGGAGGGGTGATTGTTTCACTTGGATCCACGGGTGGTTTAGGTTACGCACCATTAGTTGGAACAAATGTAAAACCTCAGATATCAGCAGGAGGAACTATTACATCCATAGTTGGAGTTGCATATAGTGGCACATCTAACAATATTTCAACTGCATCTTATGATAATACAACAGGTCTTTTAGAAATTACAACTGTTAATAAACATGATTTGAGAATAGGTTATGCTGATGAAGTATTATTATCTAATTTAGAATTTAGTTGTGCTGCTCCTCATGCAGGTGTCACAACTACCATTTTCCCTGATGGATCAATAGGTGATAAATTCTCTGTTGTCTCTATATCATCAACAAACACATTTAAGACTCAAGTTGGAACAAGCACAATTCCACACACATTTGTTGGAGGAGGAACTGTTAAGAATTGGTTTGGTAATTTAACATTTGGATCAGGTTACACACTTGGAACTTTAGATACAGGTAAGACAGTAACAGGAATTGCAGGTATTGCATTAACAGTGTTTGATCCTGGTTATAAACATGTATTTGCTAGTGCAGTAACTGATGCTGTGGAAGCAAACACAGGGACTAAATTTACTCCATCGGATGCATCTTATGATCCGGTAACTGGAGATCTTGTTTTATTCATTAATGGTCATGGTTTAACAGGAAGTAATACAGTTACTATAGCAACAGGTTCAATTTCATTTACATGCTCAAAAGATAATTTTTCTACAAATCATGCATATCCAAGAGCAACAGATCCTGCTGCAGGAGCAACTCTAAGTATCACATCCTTCAATACAAATTCAATAACAGTAAACGTGGGTGCTAACGTTGGTTCCGGAGCAACTGTCATAGGATCAGTTGGAGCAGGTGGCACTGTAATATTTAATTTAGTAAATGGAGGATCAAATTATAAAGAACCAGAAATATTCACACCAAGTCCATCATATGATAACATGCCAATAGTAGGAGTTTCAAGGTTAGCGACAGGACCAACAACTGAGACAGGAGTAGGTGCTTTAATTAGTGCTGATGTCAATATTTCAGGAGTTGATGTAGGAATTGGATCAACTTTATTCAGTGTAAAGAATTTCAGATTATCAAGAACTGGATATTCATTTAAAAAGGGTGATAAATTTACACCAGTTGGTTTAGTAACTGATAAAAACTTACCTAGACCCATCTCTGATTTTATACTAGAAGTTTCAGAGGTATATGAAGACAGCTTTGCTTCTTGGCAATTTGGTGAATTAGATTATATTGATTCAATAAAAAATTTACAAGATGGATCAAGAGTTAAATTCCCATTATTCTACAATGGTGAATTATTAAGTGTACAAGTAGATCCTACATCAGATATTATTGCACAAAATTTACTTTTAATATTTGTGAATGGTGTTAACCAAAAACCAGGTATAAATTATCAATTTGATGGAGGAACAACCTTTACATTCACTACTGCTCCAACACAAAATGATGAAGTTGCAATATACATTTATAAAGGAACTAATGGTGATGACTCTGTAATAAACACTGACATTAATAAAACTCTTGAAGAGGGTGATAATGTTCAATTGATGAAATTTAATGGAATAAGCACATCTGTTCAACAAGATGAGAGAACTGCAATTGAGTTAACATTGAAGGATAGGTTTGAAACAAACCTCTATACTGGTGATGGTGTCGATGCAGATAATTTCAGACCTATGCACCTATACAAACAAAAGGTTGATAAAATTATTGGATCTAGGGTAGTTCCAAAAACAAGAGATTCTATTGAACCTCAAATATATCCAACCGCTAAAGTTATATCAGATATAACTTCATCATCAACAAATATTTTTGTAGATAATGCTAATTTCTTTAATTATGAGGCAGAAACATCTCCTGAATTCAATATTCAAATTATTTCTAATACTCCTTTACCACTAATAGGTATTACAACAATAACATCTACTATATCTGCTGGTGGCACAGTATCTGGATTAACAATAGTAGGTGGAGGAAGTGGATATACATCTGCACCTTCAATATCAATTTCTGCACCAAGAACAGGTATTGGAGTTGGTGTAGGAACCACTGCAACCGCAACAGTTTCTATTACAAACGGAGTAATAGACGGATTTGCAATAACAAATCCTGGTTTGGGTTACACTGTTGCTCCAAGTGTTCTTGTTCAACCTCCCACAACAATTATTGAACGAACTGGTGGTGTTGGTGTTGTTACAGGTTTTTCAGGAATTGTAACTGGTATAAGTACTGTTATTAACTCTGATTCAAATTCATTAGCGTTAGAATTTAATTTAGATAGACCTGCACCTAAAGGATTTGCAAATTATAATGGATTAGTTCCTAACACACCAATATTAATAAAGGGCACCACAATTGGCACCGGAGTTACATCTATGAATGAAAGTGGAATTCATACATATGCTATTGGATCACAGTTTTTAGACAACATATATGTTGTTAGCACTATAAGTAACTCAGGTGCAGCAGGTTCTATTATTTGTAATATAGAATCAAATAGTACGATACCAGGTTTAGGAGTAGTTACCGGTGATGTGCTTGGTGAATTTTCATTCGGAAAACTATCATCAATAAATAGAGGCTCCACACCTATATCAATAGGTATTACAGGATTAACTGTAGATTCAGGTTTATCAACTTTCCCATCAATACAAAGGTCGGGTGGAGATTATACTCTCAGAAAAACTGGTGCTTTACCTAAAACTCCATAAACTGTTATAAATATATAAAAAAACTATAAATATGCCAGCCGTAGTTACAGATCAATTTAGAATATTCAATGCAAATAATTTTGTTGATTCATTATTAGACTCATCAAACTCTTATTATGTGTTCTTAGGATTATCAAATCCAACTAGTGTTGCACCAGGTTTTGGTAGAACAACAACCGATAATTGGCCACTTAATCCAATAGATAATTTTCAATATAGATCACATTATCGCGATACCACTTTATTTGGTAAAAAAATATCAGGTGCAAACGTAAGGAGAGTAGTTAAAAAAAATACATGGGTATCAAATACAAGATATGACATGTATAGGCATGACTACAGTGTATTAAATCAATCCCCTAATTCACAAAGTTCATCTTTATACAATTCAAATTATTATGTTGTTAATAGTGACTTAAGAGTTTATATCTGTATTGATAATGGATCTTCCGGTGCACCTGGTAGTGATACAGCAAAAGGAGGTAATTCATTAGATGAACCTACATTTACTGATACTGAACCATCAGCAGCAGGAACGAGTGGAGATGGATATGTATGGAAATACCTTTACACTATTTCTCCAAGTGATATTATTAAATTTGATTCAACTGAATTTATTTCATTACCAAATGACTGGCCAACTTCAACGGATAATCAAATACAAACGATTAGGGAAGCAGGAGATTCAAGAATTAATAATAACCAAATAAAAAAAGTTTATATAGAAAATAGTGGTAGTTCAGTAAGTAGTTCATATCAAGAAGGTGAAAGAACTCTTGATATACTCGGTGATGGAACTGGGGGAGAAGTTTCAGTTACTGTAGACTCAAATGGAAAAATTACCAAAACAACAGTTACTAGAGGAGGTCAAGGTTATACTTACGGAATAGTCGATCTGGGACCTATACAAACTAAACAAAATATTGCTGAAGTTGATAGAGCAAAACTAATTCCTATTATCCCTCCATCCAGAGGTCATGGTTTTGATTTGTATAGTGAATTAGGAACTGATAAAATATTAATATATACAAGATTTGACGATTCATCTCCAGATTTTCCAACAACAACTAAATTTTCTCAAGTTGGTATTTTAAAAAATCCTGAACAATTCTCAAATACTTCAACATTTACAGGTATTAATTTTTCATCAGCGTTTAGTGTCAAATTAGTAAATAATCCTACAACTTCACCCTCTGTAGGCGACATAATTACTCAGGGAAATGCAAAAGGATATGTTACATCATATAACACATCCACACAAGTTCTTAAATATTCTAGAGATAGATCCCTATACTTTGGTAATAAAAATGATCAACAAGATTATGTTGGTGTAAGTTCTGCTAGTCTCATATCTGATTTTACTCAGGGTGGTGGAAATATTGAACCACTTGGAGTCGGAGTATCTGCATTTAGTGGAAGTACTGTTACATTAAATAATAAAGTCGTAGGTTTAGGTGTTACCTTTACAAATGGACTTGCAAATCCTGAGATAAATAAACAGACAGGTGATATAATTTATATTGATAATCGTGCCTTAGTAACAAGGGACGCAAGGCAAAAAGAAGACGTTAAAATCATTCTGGAATTCTA